CTGTTAGCATGCCATGTATTGTATGCTTCAATATTAGCAAATTCTCTCAAAATGATAACATGTTTTTTGTCATCACCTAATATACCTTCTTTGCCTGTGCTGTTTGCATTATCATTTTCAATATGGGCATTTAGTTTTGCTGAGTCTACTTCTACTGAAGATGAATGATTAAAAAAATCTTCAACTGAATCAAATGTCTTTGAAGCGTCTATGTTTTCTAGTTTATATTTTTTAACAACTTGTGTCATTAGTTATACTCCTCATCTCTATGATTTTGTTCCCACAATTCTGTATCTATAGGAGGTATTGTTACAACGTTTGTACCTGGTTGTACATTTATAAAATCACCTTCTTCTTCCGACACATGAAAATCTACTTTCGGCAGTAATGCTCTAACTCTTTTCCATTCATTGTATTCATTCATACTTTTAAATCTTCTACATGTAATAACGGTCTTCTTATCTGCAAGTAGATATGAGTCAAATGCCTCTACATTTTTTAGATTATTATCTTTATGATCCTTTACGTCTTTAGCGTCTATAGCGCCTGTATAAAGATTATCAAAAAAATCTTCTGGATTTTCAAAAGTCTGTGTAGGAACAGCAGTATTTCTGTATCTCCATTGTGTGTCAATAGTCATTTTTTTACCTTCTTTAGAATAATACTATTATTTATACGTATAAATAATACTATGGCAGCTACAGCTAACTACAATATAGACCAAGGAACAACTTTCAGTTCAACCGTAACCGTAAAGGATAATAGCGGAGATCCGTTAGATTTAACGGGTTATACGGCTTCTGCAAAGATGGCTTTGGGTTATAGTTCCACAAGAACAAGAACAGATTTAACTATTGTGTTTGATAGTGATAGAACAACAGGTAATGTAACTATGTCACTAACTGCAACACAAACGGCTGCTTTAGAAGCGCCTGCAAGATATGTTTATGATTTAGACATAACAGATTCTTCAGGTACGGTAACAAGAATAATTGAGGGTCTAATGACGATTAGACCTAACGTATAATAAATAAGGAGAAATATAACATGAGTAGTGAAAATATCAACTCAACAACAGCACCTGCGACAGAACCAACTTTTACTATAGACGGTAAAGACTATAAGAAAAGTGAATTGTCAACTAAAACTTACAATTCTATTATAGTAAGACAAGACTTGCAAGCAACTAAAATCAAACTTTCTTTAGAGTTAGAAAAGATTGCAATTCTACAAGCTCACTATGATAACGCTATCGCAAAAGAATTAGGTATAGAAATAAAAAAAGATGAACCTAATTCTTCTTCAACAGGCGCTGAAGCAGACAAAAAGTAGTTGAAAATACATAATTGTACTTGATAGGAAAGCCTTAATTATTATAAATATTGTTATAACAACAAGATTTTAATAAGGTAAGAATGTCAAATATTACTGCAACGTATAGTACAGGTACTAATACAACTGCTACAATTAATAATAATACTACAGGACCGAAAAACGTTTCTGTAACTTCACCATCTGTAGCTCAACTTCAAAGTAACGTAAATAAGTTAGTTGGATTGAGCGATGTAAATGCGTCAACGCTAGACGATGGTGCAATGATTCAATATGATGATACTAGTAAAAAATTTGTAACGAGAACTGAAATAAAAACTGAAAGTGGTAATTTAATATTAAACGGTGGCACATTTTAATAGGGAGAATTAAATGGCAACAATTATAAAGATTAAACGAACCACAGGTTCTTCGGCACCTTCAGGTTTAGAGCAAGGGGAACTTGCTTACGTTTATGATACCTCAGCAGCCAGTACAGGCGCTGGTGGTAATGGTTTACGATTATTCATAGGGGATCATACATCAACATCAAACGCCGCAATAGAAATTGGTGGTCAATATTACAAATTATTATTAGATCACACACATGGTGCATTAACAGCTTCATCTGCTGTAATTGTAGATTCTAATAAGGCAATAGACGAATTATTCATAGGTAATAGTGCCACAACTGGTGGTGCAATTAAATTTAACGAAGGTACCAATAATGGTGCACACTTCATAGCACTTAAAGCTCCCAATAGTGTAGGAAGTTCAGTTACATTTACTTTACCTAGTGCAGACGGTTCAAGTGGCCACTTATTAACTACAGACGGTTCTGGTAATCTTTCATTTGCTGCTCCAGCGTCAAGTAACTTTACACTTGCTGCTGATAGTGGTTCAAACGATACATTTACTACAGGTCAAACTTTAACGTTTACTGGTGGTACTGGTATTGACACAACCGTTGCTGACAACGAATTAACTTTTGCTATTGATAGTACGGTTGCTACATTAGCTGGTACACAAACACTTACAAACAAAACATTAACATCACCTAAAATTAATGAAGACGTTGCCTTAACTGCAACAGCAACTGAATTAAATTTACTTGATGGTATTACTGCTATTGCTGATGAAGACAATATGTCAAGTAATAGTGCCACAGCACTTGCAACTCAACAATCAATCAAAGCATATGTTGACTCACAAGTAACGGCACAAGATTTAGACTTCCAAGGCGACTCTGGTGGTGCATTAAACATAGATTTAGATTCTGAAACACTTACAATCGCTGGAGGAACTGGTATTGATACATCTGGTTCTGGTAACACATTAACGGTTGCAATAGACTCATCTGTTGTTACAAAAACAGGAACAGAAACACTTACAAATAAAACACTAACAAGTCCTACATTAACAACACCTAGATTTGCTGATGATGGTCATATCGCTGACGCAAGTGGTAATGAACAGATTATATTTCAACAAACTGCAAATGCTGTAAACGCTATTGAAGTAACAAACTCTGCTACAGGTGATGGCGTTAAAATAGGATCTGCTGGTGATGACGCAAACATTGACTTAATACTTGACCCTAAAGGTTCTGGTACGGTTGATGTTAATTCAAGTAGAATTACAAACGTAACTGATCCATCTTCAGCACAAGACGCTGCTACAAAAGCATATGTTGATAGTGTTGCAAATGGTTTAGATGTAAAAGCTTCTGTTAAGTATGCTTCAACAGCAAACATTGCTGGTACATACAATAACGGTGCTGGTACAATTACTGCAGGATCAAATGGTGCATTATCAATAGATGGTGCTACACCAAGTGCAAATGATAGAATCTTATTAAAAGATCAGACAACTGCAACTCAAAATGGTTTATATAAAGTAACAACGGTTGGTTCTGGTTCGGCTGCATACGTATTAACAAGAACGCCAGACGCTGACGCAGCTGCTGAAATAACTGGTGGTGCTTTTGTATTCGTAGAAGCTGGTACTGCAAATGCTGACAATGGTTACGTATTCACTCACAATGGTACTCCAACATTAGGAACAACTAACATAACGGTTGAACAATTTTCTGGTGCTGGTCAGATAAGTGCTGGTGATGGTTTAACTAAATCAGGTAACACGTTAAACGTTGCTGTAGATGACACTACACTTGCAATATCAAGTGACGAAATAGTAATTAAATCAACTTATCCTGGTCAAACATCAATCACTACTTTAGGAACAATTGCAACTGGTACATGGCAAGGTACCGTAATTGATGAAGTATATGGTGGTACAGGACAATCATCTTACACTACTGGTGATATTTTACATGCAAGTGGCGCTAATACTCTTGCTAAATTATCTTTGGGTGCAAGTGGTAAAATTTTACAATCAAACGGTAGTAATATAACATACGGCGACATTGACGGCGGAACTTACTAACGTTATATAGAGAGATATAATGACGGTTATAAAGCTTAAAACAGGTACAAGTACACCATCTACTAGTGATATTGAATCACGTGAGGTTGCGATTGATACCTCTGCTCAAAAATTCTATATCAATGATAGTGGTACTATTAAAGAAATCGGTGGTGCAAGTGCAAGTAACTTAACAGCATTAAATGATGTAACGGTTTCTAGTTCACAGGCTTCACAATATCTTATCTACAATGGTAGTGCTTGGGTAAACGAATACGAACATAATGTTGGTAAAACGGTTCCTTTTACTAAAACAGACGCTTCCGCTACAACAATATCATTAGTGAACAATAAAGATTTAACAAAGATCAATGGTTTTTTAGATCACGTTGTAAGTCAATCATATTATCTGCCTTTTACAAATGCAAGTGGCACAGCAGTAACAACAATAAGACCAGGACATATGCCTGAGATTTCGGAGTTATAATAAATGAGTTCTAAAGTACCAGTTCGTGCAACGTTTTCAGGATCAAATGTAACAGGATTAGCAGAATATCAATCAGGTGAATTTGTACCTTTAACACATGGTGGTTTAGGTGCCTCTTTATCTATAGGTTCTGCAGGACAGGTTTTAAAAGTAAACGGTGCTGGTAACGCAATAGAATTTGGTGCTGTTGAGGCAATCATAAACATTGATGGTGCAACAGACTTAACAGGTGCTACACTTCAAACTACTGACCTACTTATGTTGTCAGATGGTGGTACCGAAGGTCGTGTTACACTTGCTCAATTAGATACTTTATTTTCTGGTACAACTGCTACACTAACAAACAAAACTCTTACATCTCCTAAGTTCAATGAGAATGTAGCACTAACAGCTACTTCTACAGAATTAAACTTATTAGATGGTATAACTGCGATTGCTGATGAAGATGATATGTCATCTAATAGTGCAACGTCACTAGCAACGCAACAATCAATTAAGGCATACGTAGATTCACAAGTAACTGCTTCTGATTTAGATTTTCAAGGAGACTCTGGTGGTGCTCTTTCAATAGATTTAGATTCAGAAACAATGACGTTTACTGGTGGTACTGGTATAGATACGTCTGGTTCTGGCAACACACTAACGGTTGCAATAGACTCTACGGTTGCTACATTAGCAGGTACTCAAACATTAACAAACAAAACTTTAACTAGTCCTACGATTACAGGCACAGGTGCAATTGCTGGTACATTTACTGGTAATATCACAGGTAACGTAACTGGTAACGTATCAGGTTCTTCAGGATCAACTACAGGAAACGCAGCTACTGCTACGGCTTTAGAAACTGCTAGAACAATTGCAGGACAAAGTTTTGATGGTACAGGTAACATAACAATTGCAAGTACAGACTTATCTAATACAGCTGCAATTACATTGTTAACTGCTTCACAAACTTTAACAAATAAAACATTAACAAGTCCTGTATTAAATGGTTCATTAAGTGGTACTGCATTTTTAGATGAAGATGATTTAAGTTCTAATTCTGCTGTTGCTGTTGCTTCTCAACAAAGTATTAAGGCATATGTGGATGCTATATCTACATCATTTACTATCGCTGCTGATAGTGGTTCAAACGATACGGTTGTTGTAGGTACAGATACACTTACTTTTGCTGGTGGTACAGGAGTTGATACTACCGTTTCAGATAATCAGATTTCAATTGCAATAGACTCTACGGTTGCAACATTAGCAGGCTCACAGACTTTAACTAATAAGACACTTACAACTCCTGTAA